ACACCACAAGCCACACGCCAACAGAACCCGCCGGCATTAACGCCATCGCCCCAACTACCGCTCAACAGGGCAATTCTGTAGCCGTTCCAAGTGTTGTTCTGATAGTAATAATCACCAATGGGAAGGGCGCTGTCTCCCTTGACCTCAGAAGGTAAGAACAACCAATCAAACTTTGTGGAATATCCCATGGCTGAAATGTATCCGTTTTCTGAAGGCAGCGTGAAACCAATGCTTTCATAGTTATCCGTTTGCTTTGATTCAGCGAAATTAAAATCTTTGCAAACGTAGCCCAAAAACGGCTTTCCGGATTCGTAGTAAAAATTCAGGCCATAGACAAAATCCCACATGTTTCCCCACGGGTCTTCCATGCCACGGTAAGATATTGACCGTTTGCCGTTCGTGGTATTGGTGAGCGTCTGCCCGTTGATCTGTTGCGTAGAACTATCAGCATGTCCGGTTGCATTGCCAAGAGCGGATGTTCCGCCGGTATTCACTGCGTATGAAGATGTATCGTCACTGGCCAGCCCTTTCCATGGAATATCAACAACACCACGTTCAATGGCTGTCTGAAGATTTCCGGCATATTCGATCAGCATAAGAAGCTGGTTGGCGGATGTTGCCTTGATGGTATCGCCGTGCCACCCTGCGCCCCTGTTCTGCGCCATCTGCTCAATAGATGTTCTTGTCAAATTCTGGTTATATCCTGACGCCGGTTTAACTCCTGAAATGGAACAAAACAGGTCTGTGCCTGCATCACAAACCTGTGCATCGTCTTTGATGTAGGATTTTGCAGATGTATCATAGATGGAACCACGGAATGCGCTGAAGAATATGTGATCAACCTCATTCCCACTTGCATCAAAAAATGCCGGATGTAACCGGAATCCAGCACGTGCTTTACCAGACACATAGTAATTGGCTTTTCTGAGATGATAGCCAACTCCGGTTGCCTGTTTTTCATATTCAACGGGTGCGACCAGATACCAAAACGCTGGCTGATAGACCATTACCTGACCATTGGAACCGTCTTCTTTATACGCGCTGTCGCCATACCATGCATTGATTGTTCCATCATTTGCCACATTGCACCGCTTACGACCGCCAAACATGGGGAACTGATCAAAATCAGAACCGCCATTCAATCCGCTTGCCGCGCCAAGCCGTTTATAGGTTTTATTTTTATAATCGACCTGAACCCCAACCACATCAGAATCATACAATCCAAGGTATGCCCGTAGGTCTGCAACGCCTGATAAGATTTCCTGACTATTGAAATTCTCTCCACGCAATTCTTCAAGGTTAGATTTCGCTGACGCATTTTCCGATGATAATGACTGTAGGGCATCGTTTGCTACACTTACGGCGGTATCAATGACACCCTGTAACTGTGTCTTTGTATTGCTGACTATATCAACAAATTCGTCATATCTGGCTTTTGTAAACTCCGACCTTTCAAAATCGCCAATATAGTGTTTGCCAACGCTAAATATAATTTCGTTGGTTGTAGCACGAATGGTGTCTTTTACGCCATATACGCTTAATGTACATTTGCCATATGTAATTTCCGATGGCAGGTATACTGAGTTGTTTTCGTCCAGATCTGCTTTGTAACAATTCCCATTTTGTGAGAAGAAGGACGTTTTAGTAAGCCCCCCCCAATCATCTGAAAATGCAAATATAAACTTTATAAACTCCTGAGAACCTTCAACTAGGCGGCTTAAATTTGTACCAAGTCTTAATTGCTGTCCTTGTACATATATATTAACTTCCATTTTCAATACCCCTATTGTTAATCGCAAATAATATCAATTCCATATGCCATGGCAGCATCGTGTTCAATTTTACACCCACGTGCTTTAGCCCATCCCGGAGCAAAGAATACTTTATCCGCTTCAGAAAGTCTTTCAAGCGACTTTCCAAGAAACCAGAGCGGTTTCGCATCTGCCGGAGCGTCTTCAAAATACGAATCTACAATATCCGTTTCGTGACCGTATTCCATTTTAATCTCAGCGACAATATCTTTTCTTTCTCTAACAATCTCAGCACTCGTTCTTCCATTCATCGGCTGACTAATAAATACTTTCATTCGGCATTGTCCTCCCTGGGTTTCTCATATGTAAGCGCCTGTTTTGAGTCAGATAATCCCTTTGTGGTAGGATCATTTACAACGCCCATAATGACAAGCACTGCAAACACCGCATCAATAGCGGCTACAATCTTGCCAGACAGTTCAGACAGATCAATCTGATACCCGAAAATAGCCGCGATCATCTGAATAGCAATAATTACCGCAGGAATGAAGGTATCCCAGAAGTGCACATTTTTAATTCTTACTTTCCAGTTAATCATTTACTTTACCTCCTTGAATTATGGCTTTATTAGAATTTTTAAAATTAAAAACAGGATGGATTTTACCCCATCCTGTCGATAACCAAAAACAATAACACTATTATAGATATTTGTCTTCGTCAAACTGTAAAATCAGTTTGTTTATAACATCACTTTTTATTTTTACTTTATTCATTGTCATTTGTAACATCTCCATTGCCACTTACAGGAATTGTGTCTCCTAAATATGTTGGATTTGGCTTAAAGATGCATTTTACAAAGTCCTTATCTCTTGCTAATATTTCTCTTGTTTCTCTATATGTTGCTCCTACATATTTTCTAGGATCTGCTCCTACTCCATAGGCTTCTAATCCTAATTTGTTTGCAATATACAAAGCTCTATATAAATGATATTTTTGTGTTACTATAATAACTTTTTTTGCTTGAAAAATGTCTTTTGCTCTATATATGCTGTCATAAGTAGAAAAACCTGCGTGGTCCATAAAAATATTTTCTGATGGTATTCCTTTTTCTATTGCATACTCTTTCATTATTTTTACTTCATTATATTCTTTTCTACCGTGGTCTCCACTCATTATGATTTTATTTGATACATTGTTCTGGTATAATTTTATACCCTCTAAAAGCCTATCTTCTAACATAGGGCTAGGTTTATCTCCCCATATTCCAGCACCTAAAATAATTATACAATCTATGTCAGATAATTTTTCATACTCATTTTCTTTGATAATTTGTTTTTTAGTAGATAATTTTACATATAAATTTATTGCTATCCCAATTACCACTGTTATTATAATAATTATTAATACATATTTTGATATTTTTTTCATTTTCACCTTTTTACTAATTTATTGTTGCAATTATATATAATTCTTTTTCATTTAAATTATATTCAGCAATATTTCCATCAGGTAATTCATTATTATAAACCACCCAATATTCTCTATCTTGATAATTCCATACACCAGTCTTTTCATAAGTTCTAAACTTTATTATTCTATTATCTTGTGAAAGCATTTTATCTCTTGTATCATCTTTTACAAAATAAATTTTATTTTCGTTTGAATGATAAAATAAATCAATAATATATACATCACCTTCTATTGTTTTCTGCACTACTCTTATAAAAGCATCTTTTTTATTGTTATAGTTATTCATAAATTCATTATACAAATTATCATTATGTACCATTGCACCTATTACAAAACAGTTATCCTGCTGTGCTTGCTCTTTTGAATAATCTTCTGGTAATTCTTTAATATTTTTGTACCCTTCTGCTACTTTTGTTTTATAAATATCATCTATTGAATTAATTTGTATATTAGAGCTTTGTTCGACATTCTCTTGTGTATTGCTTTCATTATTGATTTTATAATAATTTTTAATATCATTTACAAATAATATTAAAACTACAACTACAAGAACTATTATCAGGCTACAATAGATAACTTTTTTATTCATTACAAACATTCTCCTTTTAGATAACTTTCAACTTTATTATACCATTTGTATTATTATTTGACAATCACTTTTATTTTAATATTTTAACTAAAATAAAATTTTCGGTTTTATTCAATAGGTTGTAAATCTTGGTCTTTTATTCTCTGCAATTCTTCTTCAATTTTTGCTGAATCAACCTCATAACTACCATTTATATTTTTTATTGGAGTATCTAAATTTGCATCCATTGTACCATAGCCCATAATTTGAATATCATCTGCATTATAACTTCTTTCTTTGCACTCATCACTTGAATTACCTTCAATTGTATAAACTTTATTTGTTGAAGAATCATAATATTCAACAATTCCAGTATGATCAGACTTTTCATCTTGATATAAGTTTCCATTTTCATCTTTTTCAAGCCAATTAAAAAAGATGACATCCCCTTGTACTGGTAAATAACCAGTTTCTCTATCTTGCCATCTATTTTTTTCTTTAAAATATGCTATTCCATTATCACATACTGAATATCTTGGAATTTGTCCATTCTCTATTAGTCCACATTGATTTGCACACCAACTTACAAAACACGCACACCACGCTACTCTATCATTAAATCCATACCAACTCCAATAAGGCTGTCCACCTTTTTGACCAAGTTGTGCTTTTGCAATTGATATTATTGGAGATGTTATTTCATAATTAACTTGTGAATTATCTACCGTTGATTTTTTTGTACCTACTTTTATAAATGCTGTTGTTCCACCAAATATGACTACAACAAGTATAACAATAACTGAAATCCATCCACCTGCTATGATTAAATTTATTAGAAATTTTGAGCTTTCAATTATTGCTTTTATTGAATTTTTAGTTGCTCTTACAATATTTCTTGTGGTCTGTACTGATTTTCTAGTAAATTCTTTTGTAGCTTGCATAATTTTCTGTGATGCCTTAATATTTTCTTTTGCCAACATTTCAGCATTTTTCTCAACCTTTTCTGATGTTTTAATTGCCTTTTTAGATAAGTTACTTGTCTGTTTCATATTTTTATTTAATGCTCTTTTATTTGAATTTACTTTAATAACTTTATCTTT